AAGGAGCGCAGTCCGTTTACCGGCTGTTCTCGAAGTGAAGATGATTTTCACCTGCTGAAGGCGGTTTAGAGGGCCTCAAGACTCTCTCGCTGACCACGTTCGCCCCGACGATCGTCAACCCGAAATCAGCGACCCCCGGCAAACTCGCCCTCACCCTTACGACGTTCGCTCCGGTTGTCACGGCGGGTGTTTCGGCCGTTCCCGGAAAGCGCTCTCTTAGCCTGACCGCCTTCGCGCCCACGGTCGCGATAAGTCAGAACCAGAAAGCGACCATCGGCCTCAAGGCGCTGTCGCTCTCGACCTTCGCGCCGAGCGCTCTAGCCCCACGACTGGCGACGATCGGCAAGAAGAGCCTGACGCTCTCGACCTTCGCCCCGACCGTCACCGCGACCGCCAACCAACGCGTAGTCCCTGGAACCGTTGCTCTCACGCTCTCGCCACTGGCTCCGACTGTAACCGGTAGCGGAGTCATCACTGGATTCAGCGGTGGCCGGTTGCCCCTCTACCGCCGCAAGGGTCAACCCAAAGCAGCTCTAGCAATCGCCTTGTTCCTGAAGGACGAAGACCTCGCGGCCGTCCTGAGCGCCGGGATAGCCCCCCGCTCCAAGTAACCCGACCGGCAGCACTCACCGACCCCGTTCCGGGCGTCCTGGGGCATCCCAGGGCTCGTACGGATGTTCGGGAGACCCCCAAGGAGCCGTTTCCATGTCTTCCCCCACCGCCATTTGTGTCCGTGGGTTCGATTTCCGCGCCTCCGAACCAGGCGACGGACGCACCCTGGAGGGCTACGCGGCCGTCTTCGACAAGCCGACGCTGATCCACTCCTACAGCGGCAACTTCGAAGAGGTCATCCGCAAGGGAGCCTTCGAGCGATCACTCGCCAAGCGCACTCCAGTCCTCCTCTTCGAGCATGGCATGGATTCCCGCGTGGGCATGGTGCCCATCGGCGCCATCGAAGACATCGGAGAACGCTCCGAAGGGCTCTACGTCCGAGCGCGCCTCTACGACAACCCGGTCGTGCAGCCGATCCAGCAGGCCATCGCCGGCCGCTCGATCAAGGGCATGTCCTTCCGCTTCGGCGTCCCTGACGGCGGCGACAAGTGGACTAAGCGCAAGGGTCAGCCTGAACTCCGAGAAGTCTTCGACACCGAGACGGTTGACGTGGGCCCGGTCGTTTATCCCGCCTACGACCAGACCTCCGTAACCGTCCGTTCGATGCTCGCGGCCCTTGGGTCTGACGAGCGGCGAGCCCTCATCGAGGAGCTTGCCAATGACATCCGAGCCTTCACCGGGCAGCAGGGCGCGTTGAGCGCGGCTGGCGGTGCAGTCCCCGCGATCAGCCAGGAAAACGGCCAGTCGCAAATCCCCGACCCGTCCGGAATCTTGCAGGCGCGTGATCGCGACCTGCGCATCAGAGGAATTCTCCGTTGAGCAAACCCGAAGCGAAGGTTCCCCAGTCCGTCGAGGACTTGAAGAACCGCACCCCAGACGAACTCGAGGCCATGGTCAAAGTCCTCGACGCCCAGATTCGCGCCCTTCACCTGGGCGACAACGACGAGATCCGCACGCAGACCGAGGACGAGAAGAAGGCTTTCAAGCTCCTGCTCGACATTCGGAACGCAGCGATCGACATGATCGACGAGCACCGCTCGATCATGGAGGTCTTCAACCGCCGGCCGAAGTCGGTGGAAGTCGTTTACAAGTCACTTGCGAACGACGAGCTTGACCAGCGCCGCCTGACCAATAGCGAAGCCCGTGACCGCGCGCTGAAGCTGGTGGAGAAGGAGGGCAAGTACAACCTCGACGCGACCCAGATGACCCAGCTCGAGAAGCACGTGCGCAACTCGGCGGACATCGCGCGCCGAACCCTCGTCACCGAGAACGAGCAGTACCGCTCGGCTTGGATGAAGCTGGTCTCCGACCCCCAGCCGTTCCTTTCCCCGGAAGAGATCCGCGCCGTCGAAGCGTGGAAGGAATACCGAGTCGCCTCTGAAGGCACGACCACGGCGGGTGGTTTCGGTATCCCCGTCTTCATCGACCCCTCGATCATCCTGACCGCGCAGGGATCGGGGAACCCGTTCCTTTCGATCTGCCGCCAGGCAACCGTCAACACGAACGCCTGGAAGGGCATCAACTCGGCCGGTGTTTCGTGGTCGTTCGACGCTGAAGGCGCGGCCGTCAGCGACGACGCCGTCGGCGACATGGCCCAGCCGACCGTGACCGTGTTCATGGCGCGTGGGTTCATCCCCTACTCGATCGAAGTCGGGCAGGACTACCCGGACTTCGCTGGTGAGATGGCGCGACTTCTCGCCGAGGGCTACGACGAGCTCTTGGTGGACAAGTTCAGCCGTGGCTCGGGCTCCGGTGAGCCGCGAGGCATCCTCACCGCGCTCGACGCCAACACGAACGACGAGGTCGTTTCCACGACCGACGGTGCGTTCGGCCAGGAAGACATCTACAAGGTCTGGAAGGCGCTGCCGCAGCGGTTCCGCCGGAACGCCTCGTGGATGATGTCCGTGGACGTCAACAACAAGATCCGCCAGTTCGGTACCGCCAACGTCTTCCACGCGTTCACCCAGAACCTGCCGGCAGAGTGGGCAGACACCCTCTTCGGCAAGGCCGTCTACGAGTCGCCGTACTTCCCCGACATGACGGGCACGACCGGCGCCGAGAACCGCCTCGTTGTGGGCGACTTCTCGAACTACCTGATCGCACGGCGCGGTGGCATGAGCGTTGAGCTTCTGCCGCTGATCGTCGATGTGACCAACAACCGGCCGACCGGCCAGCGCGGTTGGTTCGCCTACGCCCGGATCGGTGGAAACTCGGTCAACGACCTCGGTTTCCGTCTGCTCCAGAACCAGTAACCGACACAGCACGGCGGGGAGGCTTCGGCTTCCCCGCCACACCCCACATCCGAGGAGGAGAAGTTCTTGCTAAAAGTCGTCTACGCCAAATCGTCAACCGTGATTGCATCCCCCGGTGGCATGACCGTCATGGTGCCGTGGGGTTCCCACTGGCCCGCCGACGACCCGATCGTCGTCGCCCATCCTGAGATCTTCACTGAAGACCCGGGCCCCGGTCTGCGAATCTCCGCGCCTCGCACCGAAGACGGCGAGTTCCTAGAAACAGCCACCGCCACACCCGGCTCGAAGCGTGTCCGCAGGGTCTAGGCCTCCCAGAGTCACACTCGCCTACCTCCACGAGGAAGAACTCTCGACCTCGTTTCATCTAAGCCTTCTAGGGCTGGTCATGTGGGACGGCGGCAATCGCCGCTATCTCATGCATGAAGTCGGTCACATGCCGATGCGATGTGGAACGGGCGGCATCGTCTCCGGTCGCAACCAGACAGTTCAGGCCTTTCTCGAGACAGACAGTCAGTGGCTCCTGTGGGTCGATTCCGACATGGGCTTCCTGCCCGACTCGCTCGACCGCCTGATGGAATCAGCGGACCCCAAGAAGCGGCCAGTCGTGGGCGGCCTCTGCTTCGCCTCCAGGGAACGGCTGCCGGACGGCAGTGGCGGTTATCGAGTCACCGCCCGTCCGACCATCTACACGTGGCGCGAACACGAAGGGCTGATGCGCTTCCTGGGCGTGGCCTACTACCCAGTGAACACGCTCGTTCAGTGTGACGCCACCGGTTCGGCGTTCATCCTCATCCATCGCTCGGTCTTCGAAAAGATCGGTTCCAAGTGGTACGACCGCCTGCCGGGAACGGACGGTTCGCTGCTCGGTGAGGACATATCGTTCTGTGTCCGCTGTGGAGCGAATGACGTTCCGATCTACGTCCACACTGGCATTCGCAGCACCCACCACAAGTCGCAGTGGGTGAGCGAGACCGACTTCTGGCGAGACCTCGAGGTAGCGCCCGCCAGCCAGGAAACCGCAGTCATCGTTCCAGTGATGGACCGCCCACAGAACGCCGAACCGTTCATGCGTTCCCTGCGAGCTTCCACCGGTCTCGCCACCGTGTACGCGGTAGCCAATCGCAACGACCACCAGACCATCGCCGCTTGGCTCGATGCCGGCGCGACGGTCATCCAATGCGACGGCACGACCTTCGTGGAGAAGTGCAACGAAGGTTATCGGCGCACCGAGGAGCCTTGGCTGTTCTTCACCGGGGACGATGTCAAGTTCTATCCCGGCTGGCTCGACCAGGCTCAGCACGTAGCCGAGATGGAGAAGGCGAAGGTCATCGGTACCAACGACCTCGGCAATCCGCGCGTCACCGCAGGCAAGTTCGCCGTCCACTGGCTCGTCGAGCGCGAGTACATCGCCGAGGTTGGTGCGAGCTGGGACGGTCCGGGCATCGTCTGCCACGAGGGTTACCGCGCCTGGTTTGCTGACGACGAGATCGTCACGGCGGCCAAACAGCGGGGAGTCTGGGCGATGGCGATCGGCTCCATCGTCGAGCACCTTCACCCCCTATGGGGCAAGGGTCCGCAGGACGCCGTCTACAAAATCGCCGAGGACAACGTCCACGAAGACAAGAAGCTGTTCCAGCGTCGGCTGAAGCAGAGCACCCGCACGCCAGTCGCGATCGGGTAGGAGAAGAGGTTGTCAGCCACAGTTCCCTTCGAACGCTTCGGCGATCAAATCCGTTTGGCCTGGAGACAGCAACCTCCAATCCCCGAGATGCCCAACTACCTGGTTTGGTCAAGCCTCA